TTTTGTTCCATTTTAGATCATTCCCGTTAATTGTGGCTTAATTATTGTTTCTATTTCATCAACAGACATTTCACCTATATCCTCTTTGGAAAATTCAGGAAACACCAGATGAAATAACCTCTCACATTTTTTGCCTACAGATTGTTTAGCCTTTGCCCCAGCGTCATCATTATCAGTCAGAACAACAACGTTAAAAGCCCCGGATGTTTCTAAAATTCTAGCCTGACCATCACTAAGGCTTGACCCAAACATTCCGACAGCGTTTCCGATGCCAGCTTCGTACAGTCGCCATACATCCCCCTGACCCTCCACAAGAATAACGGTTTTGGTTTCTCGAATTTTATCTTTGGCGAGCCAATATCCATATAGATATAAACCAGAGTTGAAATTTTTAGAGTTTACCCACTTAAATCCATTACTGATTTCACTTTGTGTTCTACCTACGCAGCCGACCATATACTCATGATTGTCGTCATACACCGGGACAACTATTCTTCCATTCATTTGCTTTGAGGGATCATTGCAGATACCTACATCAAATTTATCCAGAGTATCTTCCGAATAACCTCTGTTCAAATAATATTTTACCGGTCTGGCTAAAGAATTTCTTACTGTTTTTCTGGATATTGCGTTGTCGGGAATATGTCGGTTTTTTAAGGGGTCTGACGGGGTAGTGACTTTCTCGACTTTGAAATCGTGACTTTCTTTTGCTAAATCCTCTATAGAGCTAGACACAAACTCTAAGGAAAAATTAACGGCTTTTTGAAACGAAACTTCCTTACCTTTTCTGGAGCTTAGCAAACCCCTTATCAAGCCTATGGGGGTATGCAGAAATTTTTCTTCACACCCGTGGGTCCAGCATCTCCAGCATCCAAAGTATTTGTCTTCCATTGTAATGGTAAACGCTTGTGGGTTATCTGCGCCTTCGTGTATAGGACACACGCAGGTTATTCTGTCATACTGACGGAAATATTCGACCCCGAAGAGGTCCAATAAATCCTCCATTCTCAATGCAACTTTATGTGACAAAACTGCGAGTTCTTCTTTTTTCATTAAAAGGGACTTTCTTCGTTATCAAAATCATCGACTTCAAATCCAGACTGCTGCTTTTGGTAATCGAATTTGATCTCATTTCTGGTGGGTTTTTCTATAATCTTCGCTGTCTCTCCAAGCATTGCGATATTGATATAATCATAATCGTCTAAACCAGCACCGTGCCGTGTAACAATAGGAACCAATTTTCTATTTCCGTTTTCCCCTTGGTCTTCTGCAATTTCCTCGTCGGATTTTTTCTTAAAAATACTAAAGCTGCTACATAGCCATACCAACCTGTCAGAGCCACTTACGACATCAGTAGATTCTTTAGTAATCCCATCCCGGTTTAACTGAACAAAGCTTAGACACGGGCAGTCGTACTGAACACAAAAATTGTGAAGTTGCGTAATGTGAAAACCTAAGACTTGATATTCCTTGAGGCTGTCACTAATTTGCCCGGAGTCCATAAGTTTAAGATAATCGTATATAATCATACAGTCTTTGATTCGGCCATTATCGTCATATCCGACATTTTTGAATAACCATCTTCGCATGACTGATAGGGTTTCTTCAAAAGGCTTCCCAGCAATGCTTATATAGTCGATGGGAATTTTATCAAATCTTTCTACAGCTTTATAGACCTTTTCTTTTTCACAAACACTTTCCGCAAATTTACCACTGGCTATATCATTAATATTCACACCACTAAAATTAGCAAGAACGCGATTGAAGTGATCTTCTTTCGACATTTCCGTATCTAGAACTAAAACGGGAACGTTTAATTTCTCGGATATATGTATAGCCACATTATCAGCAAACATACTTTTACCCACTTTGGGACGTGCAGCAATTAGGTCTACACACTTCCTTCTAAACCCACCGCCTATCGCCTCATCAAACCTAACAAAACCGCTAGTCAAGCCCAAAAAGGCCGAAGGATTCTCTTCTACATGAGAGATATATTCAGAGACTTCTTTTCCGAGAGTAATCGGTTTATCTTCTACCGATCCGTTTAGTGTTGCGGATAAAGCAAAAATAGGTGACTCAGCAATGTTAAGTATCTCATCTATGGATTCATCACCCGTAACATCAGAAACATCAGAAATGATTTGTTTTACTTTGCCTTTTATGTCTCTAGCTATTTCTAATTTTTTTAGCTTAACCGCGTGCTTCCTAACATTGTTTAAATCAATATCCGTTTTAAAGAGTGCTTTGATATCATCCAAAGCAACCTCTTCTTCTATAATAGAGTCTAGCCCTAAATCTTTAGCAACGCTAAGAAGAGAAGGTAGGTCCACGCTGGAACTACCTTCTAGAGCTTTTTCTATACAGGCATAAAGTATTTGATTTTGTTCAAAGTCAAAGGTGTTTACATTAATTATATCGTCTACGTCGATATACGCATCCACCCCGTGGTTTAAAAGACCGGCTAGTACCGCTTTTTCAGACGCCGAGTTGTTTATTTGGCTTGCCATTTTATTTTCTAGCGCATTTTCCGCAAACGTGGAATTCACCCTGTACGAGACTTTGGGCAACCTTTTCTGTTTTACCACATTTATGACACAGTATTTCCACTGTTACGGAAGCGGGTCTATTTCGAGGCGAAAGAGCGATTTGTGGAGTCTCTATATCCTTAGAATCTGTTCCTTCGTCTGTGAAGGTGTTATCACCTCCAACAACCGGCGCGGTTTTAGCCACTCTAGATTTTGTTGTAGGATCGGATGACTGAGCAGAAGCAACAAAGTCACTAAAGTCGTTTTTATTCATAGGTGGGTCTTCCGTAGTTGGTGGGTTTTTCGGACTGGTTGTTACCTCTCCCGTTAATTCCTCAAATGCTACTCGAATAAGATCCATGTCATTGGTCTCTATGCCAACTCTCATTTTTTCTAACGGGCTAATCATCCACTTTTTCTCCTACTAAGCTCTAATAATGAGTCTGCCATTCTTCTAAGGTCTCTTACTTTGTTGTCGAGCCACATAACTCTGCTTTCAGCGGCCAACTTAACTTCAAATAACTTCTTGGCAAATTCGTCATTGTCTATAACGGTGTAATATTTTTGTTCCCACTTCATGTATTTATCAAACTGGCTCGCCTGTTTTGAAACGATCATGTTCAGTTGTTTTTCACACCAATTTAGTTTTACGATATGCTGATTAGAAACGGACTGAACATAATGACAATAACCATAAAGAACATAAGCCTTTTCGCAGCATTCTTCGGGGGTTAAAGATTCTAATTCTACACTTTCTAAATTGATAATGGTTTCAACTTCTGGATTTATCTGAATGGAATATATTTGTTCTCCTGAGATATAGTTATCTAAAGAGTCAACAAAATATTCAAAGCTATCGGTTGAGAATTGACCTTTTCCATTCATCGTCTTCACCTTCGTGACTCAATACAACAATATCGATCTCGTTTAAATCGCACCATCTGATTTTATCTCTGTCTCTAGCCTTGGCTTTCTGAAAACCTCGTTTAGTCTTATGGTAAAATTCGTTAAATTCGTAATGCTGTCTGCCGTGAACCTCTACGAGAAGTTTGCGTGACGGAACGTAAAAATCTGCAAATAGCGTTGAAGATCGTGTCAGCGTGGCGCTACCGGGAAGATGGACTTCCTCTAGAATTATAGTACGCGGGAAGAGTTCACGCAAGACGGCTCTGGCTCTTTTGTGAAGACTGGAGCATTTTCTTTTGTTGTGTCTAGCAGTTTTTCTTACAAGTTTCCATTCTCTCTCCCGGCCATCGAATCCTGTAACTTTCACAGCATGCTCTTTATTTCTTCTTCGAGGATTTCTAAGGTGGTAGGATTACTGCTTAAAAAAGCAGCAACCTTATCTTGCCCTTGAAATTGAAAAAATGACTTTACTTCCTTTTCATCTTCTACATCTATGTCGTTGGCTATAAGTAAATCTTTAACCCTGTCGCTATCTTCAAGAAGGTAATTACAGGTGTACCAAGCTCCAGCTTTAGCTATTAAATCTAAATCTACCGCCATTATAAACAACTCTTGGGTTTTGTCGATTCCTAGACCGTATTTAAGCCATCCCTGAGCTTCGCTGCCGGGAAAGCCTCCTGCGGCGGAAGTCTTAATTTGCCAATGAATCATTTGTCCAATTTGCTTACCCCCAGATACCCACGGCTTTATATATTTTATTTCTAATATGTTGTCTGTTTGATATTGAATCCCACGGCCACCATCAGGTACTTTACTCTTGCCAAAGCCAGAAGTGTTTGCAATTAAATGCGTAATCATAATTACAATAGCTTTTTGTCTTGGTACAATACCACCTAATTTTTTGCACCAGTTTTTTAGAAGCTTGGGAAGAGATGGGCGATATTGGGCATTAACATCATCAATCAATTCCTTTTCTGGGATAAGCGCTGAAATGGAGTCTACTATCAATACACAGCCGGGGGTATTTTTGATATAAAATTCGGCAATATTAAGGAATTGTTCTGCACTCATGGGTTCATCCACAGTGCCAACAATCTTCATTTTTTCAATATCTAGTCCATGGATACCCGTAAGGTTTATTGATTTTAACCTTCCCTCTGCATCAAGATATATTACCGGTTTAGAACCGTATTTTTCCTGCTGGCAAGTGGCGGCGAACTGAAGGGCTGTTGTTGTTTTTCCACTTTTGGGATCGCCAGTGAAGGTAACCCATCCCCCTTCTTGTATCCCGCCACC